GCGGTCCCGTATTCCCAGCCGATTGATACAAAAAGGACTTTGGGAGTTAGGGGGCGTAAAAGCCCCCTACTGCTAAATCTTTATTTTTGATGTGGTAGTGAGGGCCTGGCCTCTAAAGTTTCTCTAGCGGCCTCACAGGCCCGTTTAAAGTATCTTATCACAGAATCGCCAGATAATGTGGTAATTGGTAGGAGCATTTACATGAAAGCTACCCTGATTGACGTCAATCCGATTTTGAATCAGCTCAGCAGACGTGAAGGGGTTGGCATGAATGCACCCGTCATGGAGAGCTGGATTGCGCGCAGCTATGGTCGTCGTTGGGATGTGCAGTGCATCAGCAATCGTTTACTGCACGACTTCTCGGCATCGGAGACGGGATCATTTGCCCAACTCGCCTTTGCTAAATCGATGGACAACCTGGGCTATGATCTCATCGGTGCATTGCCCGCGCCTGGTGAGTTTCACATGCCTTTGAATGGCGGCAAGAGTCCGACCTTTTCAGTGTTGTTGTCGGATGATGGCTTCCTTGTTATTGGAGATCCTAATGAAGTTAACCGACATCGGAGAAATTCGGGTAATTGATTTCAGCGAAGTCGTGCGATGGACAGTCAAGAACATTCGAAGAAATCTCCCGGATCGCAAGATAGATGAACAGCAAGTTGAAGAGGTGATCGCCAACCTCGTAGACCGCACGCTCACTATTCAGATGAATTGGACAAAGATCAAACGGTATGAACCGGAAGAAGTCTATCTAGGCCAAATGGGTGCAACTGGACATCCTGAGAACTGGTTGTTCGTCCAAGACGTGATCGATGAGGTACAGGCGTTCCTCAGAAGGTTCCTTACATTACCGACGTGGAACATTGTTTCAATGCGCATCTCTGGCAGCTTTGCTGAGATTGAGCTGTGTGAAGATTTCCGAATAAAAGACTGGATGGAAAAACATGCTAAGGAATATGGAGTTCATAACTCAAGCAAACGGTGGTGATCGTTTTGCTACGCTTGACATTCAAAGTCAGGTGTTGGAAATGAAGAAGTTTCTTGAGGAACGGTACGATGATCCATTCCGTCCTCGGCAGTTCGCTTACAAAATGATCAAAGAGGTTGTTAATCACATTGTGAGACAATCGAATGATTCACTTGTCACCATCGTTAAGAGGTACTCCAACTCTTCGGATCAATACTTCACACTGCTTCCTTACGTGGCTAGAATCGATCACGACTTCAGAACAGCGCTACATGATCTCGCAAGCGACGACACCGTAATTGGTCAAGTCGAGTTCTCAGAGGACAGCGAGCTAATGGTTGTTCAACTATTCTCGCTGGATACCAGTCATGGACAAACCCGCTTCGATCAATACGTTGACAACCTGCGAGATGAGGGAGCCCACATCCCAAGAGAAGTTGAAAAACTCCTCCAGGACTGGAAGTCGCTCAATCCGAAGTTTCATTTTCGACATCAGGGCCTTGGAGATCGATCGTCTCTCCGACGCACTCTTGATCTCTCAGGACTTACTCTTAAAGGCAATCCTGAACTACCTTCTCTTTGACGACAATACCGACTGGAGCAGATTAGGCGAGAAGTTCTCGCCAGATCCGACCGACATGGTTCCGTTGGGCTATCACTTGGATCAGTGGTGGATGGAGAAGGCCGAAAGGATGAACGATCTGTTTGAAGAACTGGTTGCAGCCAGACCCTTCAAATGGAGATGCGTAGTTATCAGTGAAGACGACTTTGCAAAGATTGAAATCACGCCCCTTGAGGACGATCCATGGCTCTAAAGACCTTCTTGATAGATTTGGTCGAAGCACAACTCCCCCGCGAGTTCGGTTTCCCAGATTTGGGGGTCGACGGGGAAGTGCTCTTCAACATGATGGTCAAAGCTTCTATCTGGGAAGAGGACATCATCTTCAACCTACGATCGGAGCTTTGTAAGCAGAACAACTTCTATCAGGCTAACCAGATCCTTGATCAGTTCTGGGAGTTCAGAAAGTTCTTGAACCGCATCATCAACATCCACGATGGCATGCCTGTTCATTTCGGCACGCTGTATTCCACGGAGATACTGGACAAACAGTTCGGTGTCATTCAATTCAAGTTACCGGAGTAGCCTCAATGGCAAAGTTACCAGCGCCTGAGAGGAGATCGGTCATCCTCGACGTCAAGGCAGATATTGCTGAGGCAATTGTCCGCTTGGGCGATTACCTCCCCGAAACCGAACGCAACCACTTCATTTCTTCTTCTGTAAGTATCATCCTGGCCGGTGTCATGTTGGACGACAATAACAGCACTGCGCTGGATGCCATGGACAGACTCGTTTCCGATACAGGTCTGGCTGAGCCAAAGCAAAGCGCTGGACTGCTAGGTGAGATGTTGGTGTTGAATAACGTGTTTCGCGATAGTTACAAGCATCACGATGGCATGTTGACCGAACTCGAACAACTGTTGCCCACAGACATGCGGTGCAACATCGAGGAAGTCTTCAATGTGGAGTTCTCGCCTGATGGGAACTTCCTGAGGATTCGCTGATGCCTTCATTTATCATCGACATAGACCTAGAGGCGATCAGTGACCTTGAATTGGTCACTGATCGCCTTATGCATTTGCCCGAATATCACGGAGAAGCTAGAACCATTGCTGTCAACGACCTTACTGATGCGCTTCTGCATTATTGGTTGCTTGCAGACTTTGATCGGCTGAACCTCCTCCTGGACGACATCAAAAGCGACATCCCTCTGTACAGGGACCACGAGGTCATCGAGGCCATTGCTCGTCTAGCCAATCCGCAGAAACACGGTTACCGCCAACTCAATAGCAGTACAATGGATGTTCAACGAGAACTCCTAGAGGTCGACGAGATCATCACCCACGATGTAATTGTTGACCCAGTGTTCAGAACTATTGGGTTTTGCATCTACTGAGGAATTACCATGGATGTAGATAAAGATAGGTTCATTTTCGATGTGCCCAAAGAGAATGGTCTTGATCTTGACATGCTCCAACAGGCCATTTCATTCTGGGCCCTGGAACTCAACGATCAGAACCAGTTCCTTAACGATCATCAGTTTGAGCAACTGAAGTCGAACTACAACGCCAACGCTCAGCAAATCGAGAACATTTGTGCCAAAGCTCTGGATGTTCTCGAATACAGCGGCATCATGCAGGAACTGATCAAGCCCGGTCAAATCCTTAATGATGTAAGATGCACGCTGAATGAAGACTTTGGCAATATTGTCCTGGAGTGGCTATGACTGCACTAGCGCGAATAGAAAAAGATACGGTGTTTCTCATCGAGAATGATTCCTTCAATCGTTTCAAGACGAAAGAAGAGATGAAACCGTATCTGATCAGCCTTTGCCGGATAGCGGAGCACATTATACAGGAAATCCCGATCAGTCTCGGTATCACCATCTGGCCAGCACCTGAGTTGTTGTTCATGGGCGCCCCACCCAGATCGCCGGAGAAGGCTCTGTATGCTGTGTTTGCGGATGTGTTCTCCACTGCTGGCTTTTCGATCGGTGTGCTTACGACATTAGAGGTCGAAGAACATGAACCATACGACACGACCGCTGTTAGAGTCGAGGGAAGATTCCGGACGTTCACTGTCCACTAACTCGACGAAAGAACGGTTTATCTTTGATTTTACAAAAGAAGTCAGCAACTTTGTTGACATCTCTGACTATGCGGTAGAAGACTTAACCTATAAGGTCGATCACATTGTGGCGTACTTCAAACACGCTACTAATGATGTTGAGCAACTTGCCAATGATTTCTGGAAGAACTATTTTGCAGGCACACCCAAGGATGCGCTCATTCTCGCTTCCCAAGCTAACCTGCGGCTCTATCCACAAATGCAAACCCAACTGGAATCTCAGGGGATCTCAAAGGCAGATATCTACAGCATCGAAGTCGACTATATAGAACATTCGGCCACGGGGTTACTCGAATGCTTCGCCATTGTCAGTGCTCTTGTTCGGAGTGAGCCAAATGATCTACCGAAGAATCGTGGGCTTATGGCCCGCCTTAGCAGATAAGATCGAGGAACTCGCGTGCGAAAAGTACGGCTACGAGTTTTTCGATGATCCGATCAGCGATGCTCGGTTCAAGCAAGAAATGTTGATCAGTCGTTTATGGTACAAAAAACAATTGTTGGAAACCGTTGGCGGTATCACGCACCATCGCCACTTGGAGGATGATGTCGTCGAGATCTACAAGTGCATTGCTGGCGATGAAGTCCTTGAAGCCATTTTCAGTACGCTCAAGCCGTTTGTCTTGAAGACATCTGAGGAAGGTTTCTACATGGTGGATTGCATTGAGGTAAATGATAATAGGACCCCACTTGCACTCCAGCTGGAAGACTACTTCAATGAAACTCGACTCAGATACCCTGAAGGCAACGCTCAGCTTTGAAACCTACGCTGGCGTGAAATACAACAACCTCAAGTTCCTCGCTATCCTGGATGCGGGGACTGTAAATGACCTTGGCCAAGATCCTTTCGCCAAACACATGCAAAACCTGCCTTACCTGCCAGACCCGAAACCAGAAGCTTACACCGATTACGATTACGCCCTCTTCCGTGATGCTGAAGGTAAGAAGACCTACCTCGGCATTCCGTGGGTGCGCGAAAGTTCCATCGTGGACAATGGTCGCCCTGATTACCAGATGTTGATCATCTCCCCAACGCAAGCACAGTTGGATTCTCTTCGCTCCATGGCGGTTGCCTCGGGCATCGAGAACTTTACGCTCAAAGCAATTTGACGACGACATAAGGCCGGCCCATCGAGGCTGGTTTTATGCCGCCTTTTCTTTTTTTACCCATGTTACCAATATTACATACGCAAGCCCCATGGACGTAAAGAAATGTCAAATAGCTCGAATCCATTCATTCGCGAACTGGACGATTACCAGCGCGATATCGATATTCTCCCTGGCGCCAAAGAACAAATTGCAAAATACGTGAGCTTACGTCTGAAGATCGAATTTCAGGAAGCTTACGAGTGGCTGGAAAAGAAACTGAAAGACCCGCAGTGGAAGATCAAAGATCCTGCAATGGAACGTCTGCTTCGTAAAGGACCCGGCAATCGGATCGAAGACGAAACGACTTTCCTGCAGTACATCGAAGAAGTCATCGACAACAACTGGATCCTATCGCCCGCACTGGTAGCGTATCAGCGTCCTGAAGTCGAATTGTCTCCTATTGCGGAATGGCAAGAAGATAACATTGCTGCACGTAAGAAATCCAAGACCAACATGTTCGTCTTGAAACAGGCCGGTCAGTTGCTCAAGTCGGCACTGGCTGACTATGACCAGAACGCCCGGAAAATCCGG